TTACGACCTTCGTCAGCAGCCATTGAATCGATGGTAATTGGAACACGAACTCTAGTAGTCTATACTAGCAATCTCGCCGTAGATGTAAGAAAAAGACACACCAGGTTGGTGGGTAGAAACAATATCAGCGTTAGTGATTGGCTCTAGTTCCCTAGGATCATCCATCCCAAAGAACTTCTCCAACGCGTTGATAGCTTCAGCTCTTGAACCACCTGACTCATCCACAAAATCAACATGAACCTTAGACCAAGGTAAGTTAATTGTGGAACCAGTGACCTTCTTCCAATTGAACATCAAGCGATTGATCGCAGCACAATACTCCAGTTCCTTCTCATCCATGAGATCATACAACCGATCTGCCAAACGGTATTGAACAGCAAACATCTCAAAGTAACCGAGTGCAACTTCATCAACCCTCCCTCTTTCAATCTGCCCCTTCAACCGACGGTAAAGAATGACGGGATCCTTGAAAATCGTGCGCTTGTAAACAATGAATGAACAAAACTCTCCTCGCTTGTCAGCATATCTCTTCTCAACACTTGGATCGGAATGTTGCCATCGCCACCAGCCACTGGATATGTTCCGTCGTCTCCACTTCAGAACATCATCTCCACTGACAGCAATGGGATCTCCTGGTTGATGATCATACTTGAGGCATTCTCTTGCGAGAGTGTGCATGGTATTGAACAACCACGTGAAAATCTCACCAGAAAAACGCATTATGCCGAAATGAATAGTGCGAGTGTGGAAATCCATCTTGTCTTCTACATACTCTGAGATATGATCTTCCGGAACATGGAAGAAACGCATGAGATCTTGTTCGAGAGTGACATCAGCGCCTCGAATAGAACTATCAAAGCCTTCGATATCACACATCTCGTACTCATTACTCTCAGGTTGTGACGCAATCCATTCGCCCATCTGCTCAAACGTCTTCCTAGCATGGAGATAAACGTAACGCGGTGCATGTCTCTCAATCATCTCAAGCAAGTAGATACCCAACGGACCATCGCGAAATAGAACCCTGTCTGAACGGACCAGAATGGTCTGTAAAGGACTCGCCTTCTTGGACTCTCGACCCTTCAGTTTCCACTGAGTTTTGGCGGTCAAGAAATCAACGTAATCTGGCGATGCTCGATTCAAACTCATCTTCTTGAGGGCATCCGATCGGTCCGCTCTCCGCATCTGGAACAGAATTTCGCAGTCAGCGTACAATTCTTTGTCCCATGGCACTGATTGTTTCCAACCGAGGTAGTGACAGAGTGCATCCCAAAGTGCATGTCCATAACCGACGCCATCCTCCACTTCACGCTTGTTTTCCACATACGTCTTTCTACGAATCCTCTGAGCAACTCCGGCAGCGAATGAGGGACCATCATCTGAACGTTGATCCAATCCCCATGAGGAATGATGAGGATTGTAATGAGTAAAGTCGAAATCCATGCCTTGCTTCAAAGCTTTGCGCACAGCATCGTCCTTGTCTCTACGAGATAACTTTGACGGCAACCCTTCACGATAAGCCTTCATCCATCGCTTCCTGCGATCTCCAGAGTTCCAATACGCGATAGGTGTGTCGGGTGCTTGACGACTAAAAATCCGCTTGTAGGATAATTCTCGCTCATACCTCTCGAGGACATCGGAATCATTGGCCTCGATCAATTCATTCTCATTCACGACTGGGAGATGAGTGGTTAACTTGCCTCCAGGAATAACCCTCTCGGCAACACTCGCCTCCTTGACGAACTCATGTTTGTAAGTAAGAATGTATGGCTTGAAATCACTGGCATCCTTATAAACTTCACTAAAAGGATCCAGCCTGGCACCTCCACGCTTGGGCTGTAACGACACGTGATGCTCATAGCAGACCTCAGAACAATACGGACCAGAATCATCCGAAACGACTTGTCGAGAATTGCCATACCCCTTCGCGAACTCGAAGTGGTCATGACGACCTTCTCGTCTATCACAAACGATACAGATCTTGACGGCATTGACAGGCCAAACAGGTTCGGACACTGTCGGGACAATATTCTCTCGGTCATCCGGATTGATGTGTCCTACCCAAGGCTTCCCAATCAACTGAGTTATGAAATCATGATTAACCATAGATTGTGGTGGCCCGGCAAGAACGAGCTGCATTGATGTCGGCAAAGGATTTACCAACTTGAAAATGTCCACAGTCCAATCGGGATGGATCTTCACGATCTGCCCAGGATGATACGTTTGACGATACTTCAACAACTGTCGAAACACGGGATTGGCCTCAATCAACAACTGTGTCGTCCCATCCAAGGAATAACTGCAGACCAGCAATACCTCCTTGGCTCTTGTCATGACGGTGAAAATCATCTTCGGATCAGTCAGCCTCAAAACACGCACGTCGATCTCAATGATAGCCAACTCAACGGACAGTCCCTGACTTCCAGAGAACGTGGCACTATCTGCTTCAGCAAGTGCATCGACCCAACTCTTGGCAGCATGAGAAGAAACCATCATCATTCGTCGTTTCCACAGCTCTTGAAGACCCCCTTCGTCATACCGATGCCCAAAGTACTGAGCTAAATCGGTCCATGTCTTTGGAGGGCTCACCGCAAAATGGAAGCTTCCTTCTCCCCTGTTCCAAGTGGGCAACTGGAAAAAGTTAGCTATGTTCTGTGGAAGACGCCAAGTCCCAAACAGGTATCGCGTCGCATGAGGAAACAAGAATGCAGCATTCCCCAATGTAGCAGGATCGTTCAAATGACACGCAGAATTTGGTTCATGCCACTCTGTCTGGTAGGGGTCACACATGAAAATGAAATGCCCAACCCAAGGGAACAATGCAGCCAACAAATCGATGTAGCCTTTTGGATATTTGTCCTCATCTAGGACCATAACCCAACCCCAATTGCCATCTGCAACACACCTTTCGAACGTAGAAACATATCGACCGGGAGTAGGTCGGTTTGTGACAGGATCTTTGTCACGCACCCCAAGCTTGTCTCTCCAGTCAATAGCCAAGGTATTAGTAGCCATCGAAACGGCAAACAGATTGTCGCGCTGATACTTCTTCTTACGCAACACCTTCTGAATTCCCGACGACTTTCGACATCCTGGACTTCCAACAACAACAGAAATGAACCTCTCTCGGACATCCTTCTTGAGACCTTCGCACATGTTCTCCCATCCCTTCAATTGTTCCATGTTCAACTCATTACCAGCCAGGGTCCCCGTCGTCCTTTCAATCATCGCACGAATTAACTGTGCGGCTCGGGTCGGACTAGGGGTCCACTCGCTCCATGACATGGAAGGCAGAGCACTCAGCTCGTTGATCAACTCCTGAAGACCCTTCGGAGCATTCCTCGGGACTAATGGAGGTCTGATCATCATTTCACGACTGATAACGCCAATGGGTGTGAAGTGGTTTTCATGCCAGCGTACACGGAACGTTGTGGGACTCACGACTCCATGTCGAGACAGAATGTTGTCCTTGTTGTCAAACACTTCAAAGGTACAAAGATAATGACACCCAAGAGTTTCCAACACGTCAGTACTCAAATCATCACCTTCTGTGTCCTTCTTGGAAATTGCCCGACTGGCATTCAACAACAAAGTACATGGATTGATCTGCATCAACTGATTCAACGCCACCAACAAACAGTCTCCTTGCGGATAAGTAATAGGTGGATAGAATGACGGATTCGTGAAAGGTACCTGCTGATGTCTCTTGTCAACGGTCTTCGGGAACAAATTGTCCCAAAGGGCCACACCAGTACCGACAGGTTCGTACGGGATTCTCTTCCTAGCCATCTGGATCTTGTTCCAATGCTCTTCTGCACCCGCCCAAGGGAACGGCCGAGGAGTGAAACTTCTCTGCACGCTTGGCGGTCGCAATTGTCCTGGATCCTTCAGAGCTTCTTGAATGTAACCTCTCACTCGCTCCACTGACTCCGGTGCAACATGAGGAATCAAGGGCAACTCACGCAAAGCATCATCTTCGTTGGGATTCGGATCTGGATTCGTCGGGAACTTTTGCTTTTCCTCAATCTGCCTCTTCCTCATCGATCTGACTAACATATCACCAAGTTGAAGCCTGCGTTGCACGTTGTCTTTTCCACTTCGGCTTCTCCAAATCAGATGCCAGCCACAGGTGTACTCAGCGTAATCCTTACGCGTCAGTTTGGGCCATCGCGACAAGAACTCTTCCAACGTAACACAATCCAAACAATGCTGGGTAGGTGAGAACCAACCCTGAGTCCAATCTTCCTCTTCTTCGCTCGTCTCACTCTCTGCCTCATACTTCTCAAAGTAAGCATCCGTTCGACCGGTAGAACTCTCTGAATCCGATCCATCTGGTTCAGGGGGGGGCGCGAGAATCTTGTGAGGTTCCAAAGGCTTTGACAGCGTCTTAGATTCCTCAACAGGCTTGGGCAAATTACCTTCGAACACGGCTTGATACGTCCTAGCTTGAGCAGCCATGATGATTTCAATACCCATGCTTTTCTTGGTCCGACTTGTCAAGGTAGTGGTCTCATCCCAAACTACAGTCCCCGAGAGATTGAACATATTCTTCTCAGTGACATTGACATCCTTACGCCAACGGCCAACCCAACCCTTCAACAACATAAAG